AGCTGCCGCATAGACCTGACGCCAGCGCAAGCCCAGGAACTGATCGACGCAATCACCCAGACTTTGAACCAGGAGACAACAGCATGACAACCGAAAAACAAAACGTTTACCAACTGATCTCATTGGTGGCCGGCGAACTGGCCAACACCGGCATCAGCAAAAACCAAAGAAACAGCCAGGGCATTGGATACAACTTCCGAGGCATTGACGACGTTTACAACGCCATCGGCCCATTGTTGGCCAAGCATGGCCTGAGCATCCTGCCGCGCACGCTTTCCAGAGATTGTGTGGAGCGCGTAAGCGGCCAAGGCAAAGCGCTGTTTTATGTGACGGTGGACATGGAGTTCGACTTTGTGAGCGCCCACGACGGCAGCAAGCACACGGTCAAGATGTATGGCGAGGCCATGGACTCTGGCGACAAGGCGACCAACAAGGCCATGAGCGCAGCTTACAAATACGCCATGTTCCAGGCCTTCTGCATTCCAACAGAGGGCGACAACGACGCGGATTCACAGACCCACAACGTGGCCGCAAAACAAACGGTGCCAGCCGGTTATGGTGAGTTCGAGGCAGCCACCCTGCCAGCCATGCGCGAGGCCGCCATGCAAGGCAGCGAATCCCTGGCCGCAGCGTTCCAGGCTTTGCCCAAGTCGGCACACAAGGCAGCGTTCTGGCAAGCCCAAGGGCCAGCCCTCAAGAAGGCCGCCAAGACCGCAGACGAGCAGGTGGCAGCATGAGAATCATCACCGCAGATCAAGGCACCGAAGAGTGGAAGCAGGCACGAGTCGGTGTTCCATCCGGATCAAAGTTCAGCGACATCATGGCCAAGGGAGGCGGTGCAACCCGCGCAACTTACCTGACCGCCTTGGCCTTGGAGCGCATCACAGGGGTGCGCGAAGAGTTCAAGACAACCTTTGCCATGGATCAGGGCACCGAGCGCGAGCCTTTTGCCCGGTCAGCATACGAGGCCCACACAGGCCAGTTTGTCACCGAGATCGGCTTCTGCATGCACGACACGCTGCAGGTCGGTGTCAGCCCTGACGGCCTGGTTGGCAAGGTCGGGATGACCGAATACAAGTGCCCGATGCCCAAGACACACCTGGAGTATTTGCGGCTTGAGCCAGGCAAGTGCCCGACGGCTTACCGCTGGCAGGTGCAGGGCCAGCTCTGGGTGGCCGAGCGCGAGTGGTGCGACTTTGTGTCCTACAACCCAGACTTTCCAGAAAACGCCCAGCTCATCATTCGCCGGGTGATGCGTGACGAGAAGGCCATCAACGAGTTGGAGATCGAGGTGCTCAAGTTCCTTGGGGACATCGAGCGCGAGGTCGAGTTCATCCAGTCTTACAAGGATGCAGCATGAACAACACAAACACAGGTGGGCCAGCGTTTCCCGCACAGTGGTTTGACAAGCAAACCGATGACATCGCCTTTGCACAAGGCATGACCCTGCGCGACTACTTTGCGGCTAAGGCGATGCAAGGCATGCTGGCTTGCCCAGTGCAACCACAAAGCGGCGCGGATATGTACGCTCGTGATGCCTACTTCGTGGCCGACGCCATGCTGAAAGCGAGGGAATCATGAAAGGCCGCGACCTCCGAGACGCTGGAATCGCTGCCGTGTCCATTGGCCGAGAGGACTGGATCGCCAAAGCACGACGCACAGCGATGAACATCGCAGGCCGCAATGGGCAGGTGAGCATCAATGAGGTTCGTTTGTATCTTGACCTGCCAGACGATTGTTCACCGAATCTTTGGGGCAGCGTTTTCAAGAGCAAAGATTTCGAGGCAGTAGGTTACTGCCAAGCAACCCACCCATCAGCCCACGCTCGGGTCGTTCGGGTTTACAAACTGAAGGAGAAAGCATGAAAGCACAAGGACTGGCACGCATCGGCAAAGACGCCGAGGTTCGGTTTACACCAGGCGGCACGGCAGTGGCCAACGTCTCGCTGGCGTTCACCTACGGCAAGAAGGGCGACGACGGCAAGCGCCCGACGCAGTGGGTCGATGCCTCGATCTGGGGCCAACGCGCCGAGCCGATGGCACCTTACTTGCTCAAGGGCAAGCAGATCGTGGCGTACCTGGAGGACGTACACCTGCAGACCTACACCAAAGGCGACGGCACACAGAACACAAAGATGGTGGCACGTCTGGCCGATCTGGAATTTGTTTCTGACAATTCAGACCACAAACCAACACAAAAGCCGCAAAGTGCGCCACAATCCAAGCCCCAGGGTTCTGGGTTTGAGGACTTCGAGGACATCGATTTTTAAGGAGCAACCATGAACGTAGCACGAGAAATGACATTCGGTGAGAAGGCCGTCGGCCTGACATTCAACCCAAGCGGAGACCCAACGGTCGAAGCAATCAAACGCAAGTGCGCAGACCTGATCGATGAGATTCACGAACTGCGCACCAATCAGCCAAACGCTGATATCGCACGGATGGCAAGTTTGGCCATCACGGAAATTCAGGCTGGCCAGATGTGGGCAGTCAAAGCAGCCACTTGGAAATTTTGAGGAGCAACCATGAGCACACGCATCTACCTGGTCACCGACGTGGAGACCAACAAACACCGCCTGATTCGCGCAGGCAATCAGGCCCAGGCCATCCGGCACGCCGCACAGACCCGGTTCGACATCGAGGTGGCTGGCCAGGACGATCTGGTGAGCCTGCTGACCAGCGGCATTCCGGTCGAGCTGGCTGGCGCTGGTGCCACGGTGGACATGTTTGAAGAAGCGCAGGAGGCAGCATGAACCAAGAACAAATCGCACGTGTGTGCCACGAAGTGAACCGGGCTTACTGTGAGTCGCTTGGCGACATGAGCCAGCCATCATGGGAAGACGCGCCGCAATGGCAGAAAGACAGCGCCATGCTTGGCGTCAAGCTGCACACCGAGAACAACGTCGGGCCAGAAGCAAGCCACGAGAGCTGGATGGCTCAGAAGGTCGCAGATGGCTGGGTGTATGGGCCGACCAAAGACCCAGAAGCAAAAACGCATCACTGCATTGTTCCGTTTGACATGCTGCCACGCGAGCAGCAAGCCAAGGACTTCATCTTCCGCGCTGTGGTGCACGCCCTGCGTCAAACAGCACCAGCAACAGAGGTGTCAGCATGACCACCGGAAACAAACGCCAATACGTGACCGTGCGCCTGCCGGACGACATCATGGCCAAGCTCAAGGCCGAGGCCGAGCGCAACACCCGAAGCCTGTCTGCCCAGGTGCTGCATTACCTGAAGCAAGGTCTTGAGAAGGTGAAAGCATGAAGCGAGGCTGGCAGTTCGACGTGGAGTGGTTCACGCACCGCTGGCCGCTGTTTGTGTGCGGCATTCACCAAGGCCAGTTCTGCCTGTGCCTTTGGGTGGTCGATGTGACCATCTGGAGGTACTGATGGACAAGCGCTATGTCCTGATGGCCGTCCTGCGTCCTTCATCCATCCACCTGGCCGCGTGCCGGGCACTTTCCTGTGGTTCACGGCCAGCGATGGCTGTGTTCCTTGACCGAGTTGAAAAGAAATTCAGCATCCTGGAGTACAAGCCATGACCGACCCATATGCAAGCGAAGCCGATACTTTGGCCCTGATTCGCCGTGACCAACGCAGCGACGTTGAGAAGAAACTTGAAGCCATGCTTGATGAGCGTGGGGCTTTGGAGATGGGCGCGGAGCCGTTTCTTATCCTGCGCCAGATAACGCTGGAGCAGATGACAACAATTAAATCCATCAAGCAAGCCATCACTGACCCAGAAAATCAGCCGTCGCAGTTTGGCACGGTAACGATGGAATACATGCAGCGCGAGATTGCTGCTGAGCGTGAGGTGGCGAACAACGCCTACCGAGAACGCAATCAACTGGTGGCGCTGCTCTCCACGCTTTTTCCGTCAGGCAAGGCTAAGACCGCAATCGATGGATGGGATGAGGCGTGGCACGGATGCGTGTACATCGACTTTCCGTGGGGGCAGGCATCGTGGCACTACCACACCGACGATGAGTTGATGTTCGCGCATCTGCCGCCGTACACGAAGGTGTGGGATGGGCACACCACCGAGGCCAAGTACGCTGCCATCGCCGCCGCCATCCGCGCAAGGGGACAGGCATGACCGAAGACGAGATGAACCTGGACATGCTGGTGGCCGAGCTGGAGCAGGAAAACAGGCTGTTACGGGCACGCAACGAGCGACTGATGGCAGAGGCCCAAGACAGCAACTTTGAGCGCACAGCGGCCTGGCTGAAGGCCTGCGGCAAGGTTCCTGGGCCTGCCGCGCTGTCGGTGCAGATCGGATGCCACCTTGAGGAGTTCGTGGAGTTCCTGATGTGCGTGGACTTTGATTCAGGCGAGGACGCGGAAAGCCTGGAGCGCAGCGTGGCCGACTTGCTGCGTGTGGCCTCCGGGCTGAAGAAGGGCCTGGTCATGGCTGGCATCAACCAAAGCGACCGCATCGAGGCGCTGGATGCTTTGTGCGACAGCGAGGTCACTGGCAATGGCGTGGCGTACTTGGCAGGCTTGAACAAGCAGGGCGCAGACATGGCCGTGCTGGCCAGCAACGACGCCAAGCTGGTGGACGGCAAGCCGGTCATCCTGCCAGGCGGCAAGATCGGAAAGCCGGACGGCTGGAAGGCTCCAGACTTGTCGGGGTTTGTGTGAAGAAACCAAAACGCCAGCCACGGCCGAAGCGGTACACCTTGCTGGATGAGATGACAGCCAGCCCGACCGAGCCTTTGCCAGAGGCTTGGCGGGTTGGCCAGCTCACCAAGATGTACGAAGCCCTGCACCAGCTCGAGCAAGGCGATCAGCCAACTCCGAATGATTGGCGTCTCTGTTCTGACGCTGTGAATTTGGTCGAGACGCTGGTGGTCGACATGAAGGTCTGCCAGGACGACAGTGGCCTGCTCATGGATGCCATCACCGCGCTGGCCATGGCAGGAAGGCGCAACAAGGAAGGCAAGACTCTGCGCCTGGATGGTGCAGGCATCGTGGCCGTGCGTGCGATCTTGCAGGACTATTCCGATCTGATCGATGTGCTGCCTGCGCGTGTCATGGTGCGCTGTCACCGGCTGACCGAGAAACGCCTGCATGAAATACTAGACGGCAAGAAGCGGCCTCATGATGTTGAGATTGTCGATTTATAGGGTTTATCCTAATACTTGCACTTGTGGTTGTATGTGGTAGGATGTGGTCATCTTAACCAAGGAGCAAAGCATGAAACATCACCAGCACACTCAGTACCCGTACAGCGCCGAGATCAAGCGCCGTTTGTTCATCAGCAAGACAGAGCGCCGCTGCGAAGCCGCTGCCGGGTTTCTCCTGGCCACTGCCATCGGTGTCGGCCTGGCTTGCTTGTTGGTTGCATGGTGGTCGTCATGAGCTACATCACGGAAATCGAAAGCCGCGTGGCTGGCATCCCTTGCCTGATCGGTGTGTCGCACTTCGACTGTGTGCAGGGGTCGTACTCTTACAACGCGGCCAGCGACATGGATTACTACGGGTACAGCGAAAGCGAGTGGGACGTGCTCGACCGCCGAGGCCGTCCGGCTGCCTGGCTGGAGCGCAAGCTCACCGATGATGACCGCCAGCGCATTGAGCATGAGATCGCAGAGGCAATGACCGAGGAGGCGTACTGATGAACCCGTTTGCACACTTTGAAGACCAGTTCGGGCACTTGCAACTGTCCGACAACGATGCAGCGCTGCACGTGTTCCTGGCTGGCTGGAACAGCGCCATGATGGAGATGATGCAGCGGGTCAACAAGATGCCATTCGGAGACGACACACGAGCCAGCTTTGCGGTGTACTTTCAGAGCCAGATGGTCAATGTGGACGCCATCGAAAAGCCAGCGCATCGCACAGCATTGCCCGATGCCATCACGGATGACAGTGAAAGCCCAGAGTATCGAACTGGCTGGAATGAGTGCCGCGACGCAATGAAAGGAATGATGAAATGAGCAAAGAAGCAATGAAGCTGGCGTGTAAGGCGCTGATGGATTGCCACTACTACATGATCAATGCTGGTCTGCCCAATCAGTCTTTACTTAATGAGGCATTTACTGCATACATGGAGTTGGAGGCAGCACTGGCAGAGCAGCCAGCACAGCAGGAGCTTGTGGCGTGGCAATACCGCGATGCACGCGATGATGGGACGTGGGGAGCTTGGCTTGGTTGCGATAAGCGTTTGGCAGAAGACAAGTATCGGCAAGTCCGACCCCTCTACACATCCCCACCTACGCTATCGCTGGCACAGCGCAAGCCGCTGACGCACGAACAGCGTGTTGATTTGCTGGCAAAGTTTGAGGCCCATAAACACGAATGGCACGCACCGGCAATCTTGATTGACATGGTTGAAGCAGCTCACGGCATTAAGGAGAACGCATGATGGAAATTGACATTGAATCCACTTGCACTGCCTGCGGGGCGATTGGAAAAGGCACGTTGACTCTTGAGCATGAGCCAAAGAACGAAGAGTTCATTGCACACGCATGGGCTAACAGTTCACCCAATATTGGGTTCAACGAATTTCGTGCGCTGTTTCGCTCAATTGAAGCCGCCCACGGCATCAAGGGGGATGCATGAAAGAAGTAATCGTCAACGGCGTTAAGTGGTCACCATTCTTGGTTGAGTACGACACTCAAGAAGGCACATTTCAGTTTGAGTTTTATGCAGTGGACTGGGCGCACGCAATGGACAGGCTGGAAGAACTTAGGGCCACGGCAAAAGTAATTGGCGAGAAGCCGCAAAGGATTGAAGCATGAGCAACCCATACCCAGACTACAAACGCAACACGATAACCGTGCCAGCACCATGCCCAACGTGCGAGGCATTGGCTCGAACCGTGATGCTTGACCAGACATCGCATGACACCCATCGCAAACCGACCGATGAAATGGTCGTGGCCGCTGCGCGAGTGTTGAGTGATCGCCAAGCCGCTGCGTGCAACGTGGATTTTGGCGACATGTGGAAGCTGCATGGCAATGACTTTATTGAAGATGCACGCGCCGCATTGGAAGCCGCAAACAGCATTAGAGAGAAGAACACATGACCATAGACGACAAGCCGAAACTGACCGTCATCCCATCGTCCGATCAAAAGGCGATGGGGCTTGACTTGATGAATGACATCCGCGAGCTGGTCAATTCCCAAAAGTATGACCACATGACTGTGGCCACCGTAATCGGCGTGCTTGAGATGACCAAGCTGCATTATTGGAACGTGAATTTATGACCAAAGCCATCGAAGCCGCCCACGGCATAAATGGTGACGCATGAAAACCCAGCACTGCGACGAGTGCAAGCACGCCACAATGCGAGCGCTGCCAAAGCCTGTCCTGATCTGCGCCATGCTGCACAAGCCGCGCTTTTACGCGCCGGTGTACTGGCTCAAGGATTCGTGGGGCTGGAAACGCAAGTGCGAGGACTTCGCAAAGAAGGAGCAGCAATGAGCAACGTGATTGAGCTTCGGCCAAAGTCAGACCCGCACGGCTCTGGCCAGGCTTTCTGCCTTCAGTGTGGCCACGAATGGATGGCGGTCGCTCCTGTTGGCGAGACGCGGTTTGAGTGCCCAGAGTGCCACACGCACAAAGGCCTGTGGAAGTTTGAGTTCGCGCCCAAGGTTGGCGACATGGTGCGCGAGTGTAGATGCGGCAATCAGCTGTTCTACATCAAGCCTGAAGGCCACATGTGCGCCAACTGCGGCACGGTTCAGGATTACAACTGACCAGCACGCCGCTTGGCGTTTGAGTGGGCCTGCCATTGATCGCGGCACTCAGGGCCGCAGAAGCGCCTGTCGTCGGCCACTACGTCCTCGCAGTAGTGGCACAGGCCAGTCGGCTGCAAACGCTGGTGCGGCTCCCTGGCAGTACGCAGGCAGGCCTCGCGCTCTTGTTCTTCTCGGATTGTTGCTTGGTCGGAAACGTCGGTCATAGAAAAAAGCCCGGCACAGAGACCGGGCAAGGCGGCCGAAGCCGCTGGAGACAACTGCAATCAGGCTTTCCCTTTGATGCGCTCAAAGGTGCGAAGTCCACCAAGCCCCAACATGCCGGTCAGCAAGACCATTAAGGTCTCGTTGTCGATTGGTGGCAAAGGCGGCACAGAACCGCCACAAACGGCCACCAGCCACGGCAAAACAGGCTGAAGAAGGAACTGGTACACCAGGCCAAAAACGCACGCCCAGCCGGTCGCTGGACGCCAACCACCACGGAACATGTCGGTGCCTGCCTCGACCTTGTTGACTTCAAGTTGGCCAAGCGCCAGCTTGGTCTCTGCGTCCAGCACGGCCAGCTCGCCTTTCTGGGCCAGCTCCATCAGCTTGATCTTGGCGTCTGCGCTGGCCTGTGGGTCGGGTAGCACCTTCTCCAAGACGGTGCCGATCACGGGGATGAGTGCTTGCCAGATCATGGGTATGCCTTTCGATCAAGCTCGAAGTGTGGGCCGTCTGGAAAACTCTTCCAATCAGCGCCAC